TCATGATAAGCAATCAATAATGATACTGTAGAGTTTTCTTCTGTAGACGCTTCAATTCTATCTCCAGCGCCCATGTGTAAATCAAAATCATAGTTTATTACGCTGTTACCTATTTGGACTACAGCATTAATAATTGGATGCGTAGTATCATCTTCTTTATGGTACCATTTTAAAGTTGTAGTTTTATTACTATTACTACCATTACTTAAAATTATGCGATTAACTTGAGTGCTGTACCCAACAGGACAAGTGTAATATATTGTATTTACTGTTGTTAAAGAAGCTGCTTTACTTCTACTCCGAATATTACGTGGAAGTACTTGTACCATTCTTTTTTACACTTTCTTTTATTTTTGCAACTTCTAAAGCGTCCTTTGGTTCTACACCAGTATTCTCTCTTGTACCAAACAGCATAGTAACATTAATTCTACGATTTGCATATCCGGGCTTAAAGTTTACATCAGCAGTGCGATGAAATAAATTAGAATCAAACAAGACAGCACGATTATATTTATAAGGAACATATACTGACTTTGCTTCACTCTCTTTTAAAAAATCTACAATCTCCTGTTTGCTTTCTCCATTGTATCGAGTGAAATCCCAATCAGCAGGAGCGCCAATATTCCAAAGATACATACCACCTGTTTCTGAATTTGCGTTTGCTTCTGTAGGTGTAATCCAAAAATTACAATTAACAGCAGCAAAGTCTGCGTGAATATCAATGCCGGGACATTCGCTTTCATATTGAAATGCCCATGCTTGGTTTAGTCTACGTTTATTTGGAGTGTTGAAGATACGAGGAAATGACTTCATCAACTCTAAACTAAGCTGGCCTAATACAGGAGGATTAAATCCTTTGTCTCGAAACGCACCGTAGTATCCTCGTTCATAAACAGAATGCCAAAAAGGAAACTCTAAACAATAATCTCTTAGTTTTTGTAGTGCGCCTTTATCTAGAAAATCATCAATAATAATGATGCTTGGTGTGCTGTTTAAATAGGAGTCTTCAATTGAAGAAAGATCGTGATTTGGATTAAAAGCATTGCCTTCAAGAGTGTGGTGGGGTACGCCAAGTTTACCAGTATTCAAGAGATACAGCAGATGTTCAATGTCACGAGATGCTTTAATCTCAAGAGCGCGGTTTTTAAATGGCTGTTCGTTTACGCTTTCCAGTGCTTTGTCTGTCATAATGCAACCTCATTTTATGTTACCTTGCGAAATTTTTTTGTTTTTTTCGCAACTCTTTTTGGTTGCTTAACAAACTGTTTACCAGCTTTTGTTCCTTTTCTCTTTTGCTCTCGATGTTGCAGCATACTCTTCCGCTGATAAACTCTTAATTGCTTTTTCTGGAAGATATCTTTCACCAGTAGCTTTAGAGCCTTGTGTTGAAGGCTTGCCAGACTTAGTACGCCACTTCTGTTTTGTCCAAGCTTTTAAAGATTTTTGTGATGCTTTTAATGCCATTATTTTTTCTTGTTGGCAAAAGCTTCAGCACCAAAATAAGCTGCGACTACACCTGCCATACCAATATAAAATAAACTAAACAAATCTGACAAAGCATTAATTCTGCTGTCAGGAAAAATAGGAAGAAATACAAAAGCAGTAAATACTAACATTGCAATCATAGCTACCCATGCCATGCGCTTTTGACTATCATTCTTTTCATGTATGTCCAGCGCCTGCATTACTGCTAACTCGTTGTCATCAACAACGCCGTCATTGTTCATGTCAAGACTTTCGTACTGGCTTTCCTTTTGTAGTTTTTTTTGAACCATTAGACATTCCCGACAACATGTTAATTGCCTTTTTCTGTGCGCTACCTTTTAGTTCATTTAGATGAAACAGCGGAACGCTTTTGCTTGTATGTCCCTTGCCTGAATGAAGACTACCATCAGGCATCTTGTGATACTGCCCTTTGTACTCAGACCCATTCTTCAAAAAGTGAGGTACGCCTTTTGCCATTATCCTTTGTATCCTCCACCAGCTTCCTTGTAGGCTTTTGCCAACATCTGCGCTTTTCTTGCTGACCACTGTCCGGGCTTGCCACCTTTTCCACCCGCCTTGATCTGTTCAAATAGACGTTTACGTAAAGCAGGTTTGGTGTAGTTTCCAGCCTCATTGACTTTGCTTTTTGACTTTGGTTTCTTTGCACGGGATTTTGACGATCCAGCCATACTTATCTACTCCTACTGAGTAACACTTTATTGTGCGTTTTCTATTAAAATCCCAAGGATGTATTACATAGCCATACAAATCGCTATGCGTAGTAAGTGGATGTACTGGTTTTTCTCTTGGTATTCTAATGTGTTGCGGTTTAACACGAGGCTTAAGAACTGGTTTTGATACTTGATTTGAATATCTACTAAATTGTTCTAGTTCTAATATTCTAATATACTCTTGTAGTACCGCCTCTTCATTTTGCTGCCCATGTGCTGGGCTAGTATAAAGTATCATAAAAAGCAATAAAGTTTTAAGACCTACGACTAAGCCCCTTAACATGTTTTTGCGACTTAGGAGGCGACTTAGTAGAGGCTCCCTTTCCTCCCCAAAATACTTTATTTGCCCAATAAGCAGCAGACGTTGGTCCCTTTTTAAGTGGCATTTTTAAAGGGTTTTAGGAGGGCGAGAACCACAAACAGCAACTTTTCCGCCCTTCATCATTTTCTTGGGCTTGCCATACATCATGCCGCCCTTCATCATTTTCTTGGGTTTGCCATACATCATGCCGCCACCCATCATTTTCTTTGGTTTGCCATACATATCTGTTATCCTTTTCTGTGTTTCTGTGATTTAGGTGGAGATTTTTTTGATCCCTTCGGACCAGCCCAAAAAACCTTATCTGCCCAATATGCAGCAGACGTTTTACCACGAGCAATGTTCTTTGCATGGCGAGCCTTGAAAGATTTTCGGGCTTCATCAGAATAATTGTGGCCCATCTTTTGATCACCGAAACGAATAATTTTTACGCTGTCACCTTCTTTAACCGCAACAATACCTTTTTTAGTTGGATGGTTAGGAGTGCGCTTAGGTTTATTAAGACCAGACAGCCCGTACNTTTGTAGTTTTTTCTTTTCGGCATTGCTTAGTGCCATGTTACTGTATTCCTAATAGGGGTGTTTCCCCCCTGCGGGAGAAAACACAAATACCATAAAACTTGTTAAAAGTCAAGTAAAAAGTGGAGTGGGTGAGGAAAAATATTCCCCACCCTCTCCGGTTGCATAAAACTATGCAAAAGTTACGATCTGACTGTTGTTGATACCGTCAACGTCAACCATAACAGCCCAAACACGAATCTTGGCGTTTACGTTTGCAGTGGCAATTGTAACGTCAAGAGTGTCGGCAGCGGCATATGCTTTTGGAACGTCGTTGGCAACAGTAAGCTGAGTTGCGCTTGTTGGTGCAGCGGCTGCAACATAAGTTAGCGAGCCGTCGCCAAGAGCAACAGTACCTGTGCCTGTACCAGCAGTTAGAACATCAATGCCAGCGGCAATGACGCAAGTGTTTGCTGGAACGCGAAGTGCCTGATATACGTCACCAGAGGTAAGAGCAGTGCTAGTACCGTCGATTACAACGGACTGAGCNTATGCAACCTGTGGGGTTGAAACGTGACCAACGCTTGTCTGATCACTATCAAGAGCGAGAGTAGGCATAATGTATCTCCTTTTTCTCTATTAAGTGAAGCTGACAACGCCAACGCCAAGGGCTTCGGGACGAATAACCTTGCGACCATAAACGTGAAGACCACGAACAATGTCGGCAAAGCTATCTGGGTCACGAACAACCTCAGTTTTGGCAATGTGTGAAGCGGTACAGGTTGAAGACATATGACCAAAAAGAACATAGTATTCGTTAGCTGTACCAGTAACAGTTACGTCTGTTGCGGTAGAATCACCAGCAGCAAAAGCATTGGACTTGTAAAGGTTAAAACCGCGAACAAGACCGTCTGTTACACGACCGTTGCGAATTGGTGAAGAAGCATCACCAGTAACGCTTGAGTCAATTAGCTTGGCACCAGCAAGGCTAAGGTATTCGTAGAAGATTGGGGCGGCAACAAAGAAACGATTTTCTTCTGGAACGTCCTGATCGTCTAGAACACGGGCACAAAGTGCTAAATAGTCAGCAGCTTCGTTTGCGTCGGTGGTGTTAAGGTCAGCAGTTGAGGTGTTGAAGCCAAGAGTAGCAACAGTTGAAACTGAGCCACCTGTGCCAGCAATACCAGCACCTGAAACCATGTTACCAAGTACGTTGTTGTCGTATGCCTTTTTAAGAGCATAAGCACCTGAAGAGGTTGAAAGAGCCTCAAAGTTGATGTGGCTCTGACGCTCTTCGATGTCGTCTACCTTGAAAGCAAAGTATGAACCCTGATCAACGGTCAGAGTGATCTGATCGTCAACAAGGTCTTGAGTGTTAACAGTTGTACCGCGATTATAAGCAGAAACGCTGATTGCAGGTTCTTTAATAATCTTTACGGTATCGCCAAAGTTTTCAATTTCGCCCGCGTAATCTGTGTTGGTGATATCTTCAACAACAGATGCACGGCGGAAGAATTTGAGTACTTTTTGGCTAAAAATTTGTGGGGTAAAGTTACCGTTAACTAGGTTGGTATACCCCGCAGCACGATCAAAAGCCATGATGTTACTCCTTGGATATTAAAATTTAAGGTTGAACTCTTCCTTCGCGGACAGCGGCATCAATTTCAGCTTCGAGTTTTTCAAACTCATGAGCCTTTAATTTGCCGATTTCCGCTAATGACCAAATTTTATCTTTGCCTGAACTGTTAGCAACATCACGAGTACTGGAAGAGGTTCGTACCGCTTTTGCTGCATCTGTTGGCTTAGATTTAGATTTGGTTTTGCCGATGCCCCTGTCTGCCTTATAGAGGTCAATAGTACGAGCGGCCCACTTGACATCTGTTGCATTTTGCGTTACACCATGAGCAATGCTATCGGGCTGTTCTTCAAGCCAATCTAGAAAATCTTGATTTTCTTTGAGTTGTTGAAAATCAGGATGAAGGGCTAGAAGTTCCTTCTGAGCATTCTTGCGCTCAAGTTCGCGTTCACGATCACGGAGAATTTCAAGATGTTCCTCAATATCGCCAACACGAGAATCTGCTTGCATATGTGCAACAGTCTCAACGATTGCATAAACATCAGGATATTCTTGCTTAAACTTTTCAAGTTCTTCCTGTGTTTTTGGCAGCTTGAGATTTTCTTTTTTATCTTTGCTTACTTTAGTAAGCAGGTTTTCTTTCTCTTGCCGCCATTCCGATAGCTTCTTATCATAGTGTGATTTCAAAGAATCATATCGTTTCTTGTAATCGTGAGTACTCTCGTTGTTCTGACTTCGCTGTTCGGATTGTTCAGAAGTAGCCGATGCCTCGGTGTTCTGGTCCTCATCAGGATCGTCAAGAATACGTTTGTAGTCGTTTCTGTATGGGGTAGGCTGTTTAA